AGGGTGTACTCGCTCTGTCTGATGAGCTCACATATCTCTACACGCTGTGGGAAGGATACGGTGTCATCGAAGAGCACAGCACCTTCTACCCCATCGCTATTATTCATCACCTTCAGGTATCTCGTTATCATTGGGCTTTATTCTAATGGTTACTGTTTCATCCTCTAATGTGAGGTAAAGGCTTGCGAGCTCCTCATAGGAGAAAATGAATGACTTCCCCTCTATGTAGATGATAATGTCTTTAATTGCTTCTATCTTCATATTCCGTATGTGTCTCTAATGTACTTGCGAGCTTCTCCATAGCTTGAGAATATTCTAAGGTAGTCAAACTCTCCTGGGCTTGATATGGTATAGGAAATCTTTATAATCTCCCCATCTAAGTCAAGCTCTGTTTTTTCTGTTATTGTTATAAGGTCTTTCATAGTATTTTAATTAGTATAATGCCAAGGAATGCAGCAACTAAGGTGAGCATAGCTGCTGTGAAATAAAAAAATGCACGTGGTAGTGGCTCCCTGTGCTCTCTGAAGATGTGGTCATACACCTCAGATGATGAGTTCCTGTTTTTACTCTTCTTTTTCATCGTTTTTGAATTACTTTTCTTAGTGCAGCTCTAATCTCTTTAAGCTCTTTCTCTTTTACTTGTTTCATCTTCATTAAAGCATCAATCTGCTTCTGTCTTGATATTTCGTGTGCTAGTGCTTCCAATACTCTCATTGTTTTTTATTTAATATATAGTGCGTACTCTCTTTTTCTTCTGTTTAGAAGGATTGGCTTACCACCAGCGTTCTTCCACATTAGGAATGCTGCTTCTATGTCAGCTGCTTTTGGGTCCTTGTTCACTCGTTTAATCAACGTAGACTTCTTTAATGCATTAGTTCCAATATTAAATGCTAAACTAACAAGGGAGTCAAACTGGTTTTGGTTGATGTCATCTCTTGTGCAGGTATATACGCACATCTCGTAGTGTTTTAACACATTCTCAAATAGGACATAAGCTCTTTCTCTTGTTATAGGACTATCTGTCATCTTAACCTTGGTCCCGTCTTCGTAATACGTAGAACCAATCCCTATAGTAGGTACCCCTGCACTGCACTTGTAAGGCTTAAGGACCACTCCTTCTTCCCTTGCGATGAAGTCCATACCACTCTTAGATACTTTTTTAATTTCCATATTATTTTATTTCTTGTTGATTAATACAGTCACCCTAAATACAAATGACAGGCTTGATATTATAGTTGTGATGGTTATTAGTGGTAGTGACCATATAAACATCACTAATATTACAAGTATGTCAGCAACTTTTGTTGGTGCATCGTTTACAATAAACAGTAGCGGCTTTACTGAGTAGGTTAATCCAAAGTCAAGTACAGCCTTCTCAAACTTATTCGCTCTCTTCCTCATCGCTTATTTGGTCTCTTAGATGCATAATTGATAATACGTGGGAGAGCATATTAGCTGTGCATCGCTCTCTTAAGCCCTCAGTCTCGCTTGAGTCTCTTTCGGCTCTTAATCTTTGGACCTCATCATCCAAGATTTTAATGGCATTTAGTATGCTTTCTTTATAGTTCTTTTCCATATTAGTCTGTTTTCTTCCAGTTTAACGTGCATTGGCGAACTATTTCGCTTTCATATGCTTCAAATGGGCTTAATGTTAACATTACTTTATCGTCTTTTATTATCTGCTCAGGGAACCTGTCAAGGGTATATAGTGGTTCCTTTAGTAGCTTCTTGTATTCATCACGAGTAGATACATTAGATACTATAAAGAACCCTTCACCATTGGTAAATGTGTCCCCAACATTGTATTTACAAACTACGTCTTTCAGCTTTTTACTAGCAGCCACCATAATTAGCAAGTTTTTCTAACCTTTCGGCAAGTTCAACACAATTTTCCTTTACTAAATACCTCTTACCACCATCCATTACTATAAAGGATAGTGAATCACTGCCAGTGTAAGATTCAATCTGTGCCACATATTTTGGGTTGATTGCAATATCTAATCCTGCTTCGTCTTTTGTTTTGTAGAATTGTAACATAACGCTAAGGTAAGGACTTATTTTGTTATATCAAAATTTATTTATACTTTTGTTTAATTAATAATCATTATAAATAATGAACATCAAAAAAAATACGGAGTATATCCTTCAGCATCCATATACAAAGAAGGCTATAGAAGAATATGTGCAGGGGGATACAAAGATGCTGGAGCAACTTATCTTCGAGATTCAATTTCATACCTTTGATAAAACAGCTTTGCTGTGTTCGCAAGTATATGGACTGAATAAATGGAACAACACTTGCGTTATCAAGGACTTAATAAGAAACGTAGAGCCACCTAATAATTTATCTATATCACTTTCTATTCCAAAGAAGAGTAGTAAGTAAAAAACTGAATTATTTATTGTTTATCTTTGCATATCAATTGATATTTATTTATTAACTCAAACATTTTATAAAATGGCAAAATTATCTTTAAATCCATCTAAATTAGAGATGGTTAAAAAAACATTAAGCGTTGCTGCTCCAACTGGTGGCACAATGGGTGGTGCTACAAAAGCTACACAAGGAACAAGTGGACCTATATCGGATGAGGGTGTACAAATGAAAATGGGTGGACCTCTAAATGAAGTTGTAGTATCAAGCATAAGAAAACCTAAATTTAACGAAAATCAGTTAGATGATGTTGTTAGAGTTGGTGGTGGATATGTTTCCAAGCAAGCTTTAGAAGATTATATGCCTTATCTTGAAAAACAATTAGCTGGAACTCGTTTTGAAAAAGACTTAAATGAAATTAAATCATTATTTAATAGCAAGCCATTAGTATATTCAGAAGATATAGAAGGAAAAGATAAGTATGATGTTCAATCAAACATTCAGAATGTTTATGGTGGTATTCGTGGAACAAGTTATGGTAGTGAAGAAAAAAATTACATTTTAGACTTGTTACGAAAAAAGGGAGTTAAATTAGCAGAAAATTTAGAAGAGGAAAGAAGTAGAACAAACCCTAATAAACCAAGAAATATTAGCTTGTTAAAATAATTTTTACTATTAATACTAAGAGAAGCTCACCAAAACGGTGGGCTTTTTTTATGTAATTTTGTATTATAATCTTTAAGAAATTAATATGGCACAGAAACCAGACCCTAAAAAATTTGCTACAATTGGCAAATTAAAAGAAATTATTGCTAAGAACAATAAAGATAAGGATAATATTGAGCAAAGAAGAAAAGCTTATGGAACCGATTTATCTGTAATGAGTCCAGAAGATGCTAAAGACCAAATTCGTTTAGACCAAATTGAGAGCCAAAACTTTCGTTATGGTAATTTAATTAAAAAAGCAGATAAAGAGGCAGATGCTAAAGCTAAAAATGTAAAAAAAGTTCCAGCACAAAGAGCTCTTGATATTGCTGACTCTTTAACGGTATCTGCAAGTCGTAAAGAAGGTAGTGCTCAATCATTAAGTAAATATGGATTTAATGTTAAAGATAGGTTGAAATCAGCTAAAGCGGATGAAACTAAAGCTAATTTAATTTTTGATAGATTGAATAAAGCTGGCTCAAACTTAGAATCTTATTATCGTACATTATATAATAATAGATACTATAATAGTAAATATATAGAAAAAAATAAAAAATAATGGCAAAGGCTAAAACCCAATCAGTCGTTAAGAAAATAGAGAAGCATAAGGTTTCAAGACCTGGTGTGCACTCTAAGAAGAAGGCGAGCAAATTAAAAGGCTCTAAGAATTACCTTAAGAAATATAATAGTCAAGGAAAATAATATGGCAACTGCAAAAACACCAAAGAGTAAGGTTAATGCTGCTGGTAACTATACAAAACCAGGTATGCGTAAAACAATATTTGAAAAAGTAAAAGCTGGTAGTAAGGGTGGAAACCCTGGTCAGTGGAGTGCAAGAAAAGCACAGTTAATGGCTAAGGAATACAAGGCTAAAGGTGGTGGATATAAAAACTAATCACTATGGCATTAGCTAAATCACAACAAAGTCTTAAAAGCTGGGGCGAGCAGAAGTGGATGACTTCTGGAACAGCAGCCAATAAAAAGAAAGGTTCCTCTAAAGAAGTTAAATCTAAAGGAACTAAAAGATATTTACCTGAAGCGGCTTGGAGTTCTTTGTCAGCTGGTGAAAAAGCTGCAACTAACAAAGCTAAAGCTAAGGGTAATGCGAGTGGAAAACAATTTGTTAAACAGCCTAAAAGCATAGCTAAGAAGGCATCTAAATTCAGGTAATATGAAAACTATGAAGACAATGAAAGTTAAAACTATGAAAGTTACCAAGGGTAAATCTTTTCCAGACTTAAACAAGGATGGTAAGGTTACTAAAGCTGATATCCTAAAAGGTAAAGGTGTAATTGGTAAAATGAAGAAGAAGTAATGACTTTAAACATCGGCATAGACTCGTTCAAGTGTTACGTAAGACTTAGTCATTTAACAAAGAATGATGAGGATGCCGATGTTTACCACAATGCTTATGCTTTCGGTATTCAATCTATTGATGGAAAGATTTTAACTTTTCACATAATGACTGATTACGGAATGCTTAGAAGTAGAGTTCCTATCAGTGAGATATTTTTAAAGGAACCAACTAAAGATATACCAAGCCACTACAAGCAGCTTTGGGATTGCTTCTCAGAGAATGTTACATTTACAAAGTTTGATTACCTTGTAGATAAGAGATGCCAGGTTGTTCTAAAAAATGGTGAGAAGGTTTGGTGTAAGTATATGTTTACTATTGACTGGTTTAACAATCCTTACTCAGACGAACCATCAGATTATAAGTGTGGGCATATTTTAGTTTCTGATGATGGATACTTACTATGTCAGCCTAACAATAGAATATATTGGAAAGATTGCAACTTTGTAACAAAAGAGTTCCCAATCAATCCCAAAGACTTTAAGGTTGATAATAAACTTGAATCAGTTGAATCTTACTCAGATAGATGGGTAAGTAGCGATAGTGATTCTTTTTACTACGAAATAAAAGAAAATGAAGAAGACGACTAAAACAGCAGCTTGGACCAGAAAAGAGGGTAAGAATCCTACTGGTGGTCTTAATGCAAAGGGTGTAGCATCATATAGAAAAGCTAACCCTGGAAGTAAGCTTAAAATGGCTGTAACTACTCCTCCGTCTAAGTTAAAGGCTGGTAGCAAAGATGCTAAGAGACGCAAGTCTTTTTGTGCAAGAATGTCTGGTATGCCTGGTCCTATGAAGGATGATAAAGGGAGACCTACTAGAAAGGCTTTGTCATTAAGAAAGTGGAATTGCTAATGTGGGCTATACTTTTTAAACTCTGGTTAGTTTTGTTTCTTTTGATGCTTTCTTCGTTGTAAGGCATACCTTCTCTATATCCCAGCAGTTCTACAAACCACCAAGTTTCGTTAACATTAACAGTGCGTACCCCAGAACTGAGATTCCCTCAGACAAGCCCATCTACCAAGCTTTGTTTTCATACCACCCAATTGTTTCTATCTGCTGGTCGAGAGTTCAATGCTTATTCCTTGATTGCTCCCACTTTGACAATTGTTGTTAGTGCTTTTATAGTCATATTTTTGATTGAGCTATTCACCCCTATGCACTTCTCAGTAGTAGACTTCTGAACTGAGTAAGGTTACAAATCTAAGCATAAGTTTTCAAAAAACAAAATAAAAAAATAAATTTGCATATGTCAATAGTATTCCGTAGCTTTGGATATTGTTAAATAATTAAATGATTAAAGAAATGAGTACACAACAAAATGAAAAAGTCTACGTGAACGGTATGTTCGTAAAGACACAAAAAACAACATTCGGTGACATTATCAAAATCTCTATCAAGGTAGATGATGTTACTAACTTCCTAAAAGAAAACAGTAATAATGGTTGGTGTGATATTGACTTGTTGCAGAAAAAACAAGTTGATGAAAAAGGTCGCACACATACTGCTGTATTGAATACTTGGAAGCCAAACAAGGTATCAGCACCAGTTGCAGCTGCTGAATCAAGTGATTTACCGTTTTAGAGATGGCAATCAAAAGAAGCCTAAAGGCTCAAGCTAAGAAGGCAAGAGAGAATCAGATTAAAGAAGTTAATAGTGTTATTCGTAATGCAGTTAAGAACTTTGATTTTTTAAGCTCTCTACTTGTTGAAGGCAATCCTGAAGAAACATACTATAAGATTATGGACTTCAGAGAGGCTGTTGAGAAAATGGTGGAGGAGATTAATGCAGAAACAAAAAAAGGGGAAGCTTAACGCAACCCCTTTCTCTTTGTGTTCAAACTAAGATTAAGCAGAAGCAGCTGCTAAGATAGCAGATACAGCTTGAGTAACATAGTAAGAACCATTTTGCCAGTTGTTGGCCTGGTTGTAAGTGTAATCAATTGCAGAAGCGATTGTCGGAATATTAAAAGCAGACGCAGCAGCTTTAACACCTTGAATACGGTCAGCATTGATTAACACTTGTGCAGTTGCTGCCAGTTCGCCTTCTAAAGGAGTAACCCAAGCAGATACAGAAATAAGTTTAGCCATTTCGGTTAAATTTAATAGGTTAATAAATAAATTAATGAATACACAAAGATAAGCATAATATGATACGAATTTTAACATACGCACCCGTACTAGCAGATGGTACAAGTTTTTATAGATTAGGGGGTGTTTTACCGTACCTAGAAAAAGAATATCCTGATATTTACATAAAAGATATTTCTGGCAAGGACCCACTAGACTGGCACGATTACATATCATTCGATGTTGTGGTTTTTCAAAGACCATTCATTCCACCACACTTAAGTACAATTAATATGCTTAAGTTGATGGGTATTAAAGTTATTATTGACTATGATGACGATGTGTTGAACGTACCAATGCATAATCCATTTCATAGTAACTACGAAGCAAACAAAGAAACGATAAAAAAAATATCTAAAGTTGCTGATGAGATTTGGGTATCTACAATTGGATTAAAAGAAACATTTTCAGAGTTTAATAAAAATATAAAAGTAATACCAAATGCTCACAATGACTATCTATTCCCTGTAGAAAAGAAAATACCATTTAATGATAAATCACAAACAGTTGCATATAGAGGTGGAAGTACACACGAAATAGATGTTTATTCTCAACTAAACGATTGGATTGAAATTATAAATAAAAACAAAACAACTGAATTTTATTTTATGGGTGCAAGATTCCCGTATTTAGAAAGCAGATGTGGAGATAACTATATTATTATTCCTGGTACTCACATTCTTGATTACTTTAGAAATATGCATAAAGTAAATCCAAACATATTTATTTATACCTTAGAATACAATAAATTCAATGTAGGTAAAAGCAATATATCTTGGATTGAATCAACGTATGCTGGAGCCGCTGTAATTGCACCTGAATTTTTAACAGAATTTATTAGACCAGGTATATCTAATTTTACAGGTTCATTAAAAGATACATTTGATAAGATAAAAAAGGATAATAAGTTATTAAAAAAAATGAATGATTTATCTTGGGATTACATACAAGCAAAACTACTTTTATCTTACGTAAATAAAGAAAGATACAATTCTATTGTAGAAGTAAAAAACCGTAAGTAAAATTGTGTTACATTTGCATATACAAAAAGGAAGAAAATGTCTTGGAATACAAAAACAAGTAAAATTTACCCACTTCGTATCAAAAACTCACAAAGATACAAAGCACAGGTAGTGGCTAACAGCAAGGGAAGGAAGCTCTCCGAACACTTACATTGGTTAATTAATCAATCGATTACTAATTACGAGATGGAACTTGGAGAAATTAATGTACCAAAGGAAGAAGAATAATGAAAACACACGGAGAAAACTTTATCATTCAATACGATAAGGGTTCAATTAGGAACTATGATTTAGGTTCTGGCATTGTAATTGAGATTTCAGCAGAATGTAATGTTGATATTAGAGGCAACTCTGACCAAGTAGGTACTATTGTGTCTGCTCCAGCTGATGAAAAGTTTTTTAAAGATGGTGACAAGGTACTCACACATTATTTAGCATCAGCAGATAGTAACTGTTTTAGCTACGGTGGTAAGGATTACTACAGGGTTACTAAAGCTCAAATGTTTGCAAAGATACACGAAGATGGAACACTTGAACCAGCAGAGGATATTTACTTCTGTGACGATGTAGTTGTTGACTCTACTACCGAATCTGGGATACTAACAACAATTGATGGTAAAAAGAATGAGTTATTGAAACTATCGGTTACACATATACCATCATCTATTAGTAAGGTATGGGCAGATGACAAGATAAATATCGGAGATGTGATTATGCCATTCGATAACTACAACTACAGATTTACATACAACAAAAAAGAATATGTAAAAGTTGAGCACAAGTTTATATCAGGTGTATATTTAGATGAAAAAAAATCTACCTAAATCAATTGATGATATAGAGTTTGTTCCATTTGTAGGTAGAGATATTGATTTAAACACAAAAGGAAAACCATCTGTATATCTTAGAAATGTAATAATCCCTTACTATAGGAAGGTGGTAAGGGGTCTTGAAAAAGAAATAACAGAATTAAGGAAATCAAAGAAAGACCTGCTTGATAGGAAGAACAAGCAGATTAGTGCAAAAAGGTGGCTAAAATACAAGAGTAATCAAGAAAGGTTTGCTGTCCAACAGAAGAAAGTAAGAGAAAAGGCTGTTGAGATAACAAAAAGTAAAGTAAGGAAGGCTGCATTTGAGAAGGCAGATTTGCTCGCTAGTATATACTACTTACCTGTATATATTAAGCTGGCTAAAGAATCTGGTTTAAGGTTACAGGAGTTCGTATATATAGTATACACTAGTAACTTTAAATACCTAACACTTGCAGATTACAAGGAGTTCTTTGGCGAGTCGTTCAGTATGACGCATTTTAACGCCTGTAGAACGCTTCAATTTATTGATTCGAGTAAGAACATAACTAACAGTTATTTCTTGTCTCTGAAGGGCAGAAATTTGATTAAAAGGGTACAAGAAGAAGTAGAAGTATTTAAGGATGAATAGACCAGATTTAAAAGGATTAAAACAAGGGCAATTAGGATATGTTGAATATTTGGAAAGCGAATTGGCATCATTTAAAAACGATGGTGCAAAAAGGTTACTATTTGAGCTATCTGGTATTGCTGGAGACTTTGCCAATGATATCGCTTCTATTCGAGGTGGGGCTATTGCAGGCAAGTATATTAATGACGATAAGTCTGATGCGATGATTGATAAGGTGATGAAGCTTGTTGACAAGATGGATAAGTTTAAGTTACTTGCACAGCTCACCGAACCAGAAGAAGAAGATAAGGCTAAAGCCAAGAAAATTATTAGAAGACCAGAGGACTTGATACGTGCCAGTTAATAATGATTTAATAGATAGTGCGTTAGATAAGTTTGAACGCAAGCGTATGTGTGGGGAGATTAGTGTTGAACTTCCTGCAACTCCTCTATTCAGAGAAATAGCAAATTACGATAAGGATAAGAAGGACCAAAAGTTTGATTACATAAAAGTTCCATTAGATTACGATGAGCTTGATGATGATGAGCAAGGGGATATAGCTATACGTGAATACGATAGAATAAAGAATGGCTATTGGTTTTTTAATAATGGTAATCTTGAATATATAACAGGATACCATTACGCTTTTTTAAACTATATGATTATCGATGGTGAGCAGCCTTTGTTCACCGATGCACAAAGAGATTTCTTTTATGTGTGGGATGCGGTGGAGAAAGACCCAAGTTGTTTCGGATTATGTTTAACTACACCAAGACGATGGGGAAAAGGAGAGGTGTCAATCATCATCGCATACCTACGAACAATTTTAAATCAGTTCTCGCATTGTGGTATTCAGTCTAAAAACCTTGATGGTGCTAAAGACTTATACGCAAAGCTTGTACAAAGATGGCAGCGTTTACCCGCATATCTTAAACCAATAGATGAGGGTGAATCTAATCCTAAGTCTGCTCTCCGTTTCTTCGAACCAGGAAAGAGAAGTACAAAAGCACAGAAGAAGGAATATACTACAGCATTAAACTCTTGGATAGACTATGCAGCAACAGTTAAGACTGCATATGATGGCCAGAAGTTAAAGACATACATATTTGATGAGGCTGCAAAGGCCGAGAACGTGGATGTAGAAGAATGCTGGAACGTAGTAAGATTCTGTTTGCTTAATGGCTCACGAATTATAGGTAAAGCATTAATAACAACAACAGTAGAAGATGGAGACTCATTCGAAGCATCAGTTCAATATAAAAACATATGGGACAAATCAAACCCTACAGAAAAGCTTGAAAGCAATAAAACGCAGTCTGGATTATGGCGTTATTTTAATCCTGCGTATATGGGCTATTACGGAGAAGATGATATTACAGGTGTTTCCTTTATAGACGATTATGGTTACTCAAGACAAGAGTTAGCAAAAGAATATATTATGCGTAACAGGCAGGGTCTTGATGACCGTCAGTTAGCATCTGAAAAAAGAAAGTTACCACTGACCGTAGAAGAAGCTTTCCAAACGGATTCAAGTCAGTGCCACTTTAACTCTATAAACCTTAATGACCAGCTCACCTACTTAAGAGAGTACGCACCTAAGGGATTAGTAAACCGTGTTACATTTTATAGGGGTATGGATGGAAAGGTAACCTGGAGACCAGACCCTAAAGGAAAGTTCCAAATGTGTTGGGATTTTAAGGGTAGAGATGAGGTTAATAAAAACGTGGTCGAGAATGGCCTTAAGAAGCCGTCTAACACATCATCTTTTGCAATTGGCGTTGACCCCTTTGCCAGCACGATTATAACGGGAGAGCAGGGCTCTAATGGCGTGGCATACGTATATAGAAAGCACGACCATCAAGACCCAGAAGATAGCGGTCTATGCGTTATTAGATACTCTGATAGACCACCACTAAAATCCATATTCCACGATAATGTTATTATGCTGTGTGAATACTTCGGATGTAAGGCTAATTACGAAAGTGATGTAGAAGATTACTACGAATATTTTATTAATAAAGGATATAAGAACTATGTAATGTGGAGACCTAAATCCACTATAGACCCAAATAGAAAAAATAAAAAAGTAAAATATGGCACCCCATCAAAAGACCCGTTTGCTCTTCAAAAGCACTTTGACACTGTTTATGATTACGTTGAGCTCCATTGTGATAAAATTTATTTCACAGAGCTTATAGAAGATTTAATAGGATACAAACACGCTAAACGTACCAAGTATGATGATACTGTTGCTTTTGGTATGAGTTTATTAGCTGGGACCGAGAATGTCAAAGTTGAAAACGGAAAAGAAAAAAAACTTGTTTTTATGAAATTTGCCCAACCAGTAAAGGGTATAGGTCATTGAAAAACAAACGATTTAATTGGTTAATTTTGTAAAGAATTTATATTAAGGATTAATGGCTCAACAAAACTACTACGGACTTCCAAATCCCCTATCTCCAGACGCTGAAAAAAATGCCCCAGAATTTGGGTTGAAAGTAATGAAAACATCATACTCTCAATGGTTAAATGGATATGGTGGAGTTAGTCAAAAACAAAGACAAGTTCGTTTCGATTATAACAGAGCTTATGCTACTGGGCAACAGCCTATGCAAGAGTTCTTGGATTTCTTAGATATTAACGGTCAGCAACCATACTCAAATCTTGATTATACTCCGCTACCTATTGCTATATCTATAATTCAGCGTATAAAAGATAGGTTTAACCAACGTATTGAAAAGATTCGCTGTAATGCTATTGACCCCATTAGTGTTTCTAAAAAAGATAAAGAAAAAGCTGAAGCTAAATTTAGAATGCAATTCAAAAATGAAATTCAGCAACTTCAACAAAGCACTGGCGTTCAATTAGAAGACCCAGATGCATTTACTCCAGAAGATAATGATGAAAACGAAATATATTTTGGTTTCAATTATAAACAACGTGAAGAAATAATGATGGAACAAGGTATTGACCTTGTAATGTATGATAATGATTGGACTGAGTGCAAGAATGGAATGCTTGATGATTTAATTACTTTTGGTATCTGTGGAACTAAAACTTTCATTGATGCTAATGGTAAAGTAAGAATCAGAAAGGTTAATCCATATAACTTAGTATTATCTTATAGCGAGCGTGATGACCTTAAAGATTTAGAATGGGCTGGTGAAATTGTGTATATGAGCATTGCTGATGTACGCTTAACATACCCAGGAAAAATATCAGAAGAAGAGCTGTTTAATATAGCAAGAAGTGCTACATCTAAATACAATAACCCTGCTGCCTGGACATTTACCTGGAACTACCAATATGCAAATGCTTTTGCAAGACCATATGATGCTTTCCGTGTTCCTGTTATGCAGATGTCATATAAAACTTTGTACAATCTTAAATATGAGAAAAACCAAGATAGATTTGGTAAAACTCTTTTAGATAGAACAGAGAAAATGAAAGATGGTAAAGATTATGTTAAATCTAAACCGTACTATGTAGAATATGATGGTGCTTGGATTTGCGATACTGACTATTTATTAAAATGGGAGATTGCAAATAATATGCTTAAGCCTAACGAGAACTTACAGGAATGTTTGTTACCGTTTTCTTTCTATATGTACAACAATAATAGAATGACTAACAAGCCTATTATTGAAACAATGATTCCATCTATTAAACAGATGCAGTTAGCTCACCTTCAAATGCAGAAGATTGTAGCACAGGCTGCACCAGATGGTTACACTGTAGATATTGCTGGTATGAGTGATGTAGATTTAGGTAATGGTAAAGGTGCATTACAACCTATGGAATTAATCCGTATCTACAAACAAACTGGTGTTATATTCTATAAAGGCCAAGTAGATGATATGGAAGGAAGTAATAGACCTCCAATCACTCCGTTAAATGTACCATTTACAGCAAAACTACAAGCGTTCATTGAATTATATAATTTTGAGTTAAACAAACTTGAAAGAACTATTGGCTCTAACTCGTTAGACCAAGGTATGATTTCTAATCAAGCTGTAGGTGCAAAAGTATTAGACTCTGCTCGCCAAATTGGAGAGAGTTCTATTAACTATATATATAACGCATACTTAAACGTATTCGAAAGAACAGCAAAACAATCATCAATGAGATTGTGGGATATTTTGGTTTTTGGAGAAAAAGGTGGTTATGAAGGTTATAAATATGCATTAGGTGCTGATAGAGTTGAATATATTAAATTAGAAGCAACTGATGGTTTTGAAAAAATAAACTTTGATGTAAAGATTGAAGCTATAAAAGACGAGGGCGAAAAAATGCAACTAGAGCAAAATATTCAAATGGCTTTAGCTCAGCAAACAATTGAACTTGAAGATGCTATTCAGGTACGTTTATTAGACAACCCTAAAGCTGCTAACTACTATTTAGTTTCTGCACAGAAAAAACGTAGAAAAGAAAGAATGGATGAAGCTCAACAAAATAGCCAAATGCAAATGCAACAAGCAGTACAAGCGGCTCAAGCCAAATCTCAAGGTGAAATGCAATTAGAACAAGCTAAATCTCAATTCAAATTACAGCAATATGAGATAGAACTTGAAAATGAAAAAGAAAGAGAAACACTTAAATACTTTAATATACTACGTGTTAAGACACTTGAAGAGTTACTTAAACAAGGAACTCCTATAGACCAAATGCCATCTTATATATTTGATGGTATTGATGGTGTTGTTCAAACTCAAAAGCAATTAATACTTGAAGAGCTTAATGACCAACAACAACAAGCTATGCAAGAGCAACAAGAACAAATGCAACAAGAAATGTTAGCTCAACAGCAACAGCAAGAAGGTCAAGAAATGACTCAAGAAGCTGGTGAAGAAGGAGCTGTACAAGCTGAAGAACAACCAATGTAAAAACACATTGAATTAATAGTTAATTTTGTAAAACAAGAAAGGAAGAAAAAATGGAACAAAACGTAAACAAAGCTGCGTCTTGGGAGGATGTGCTTTCGGATAATTATAATGCCGAGCCACAAGCCGAACAGGTGCAAGAAACAGTACCGCCTACTGGAGAAGAAACTCCTCAAGCTGAAAATACTACCGATGCTGCTGGAAATCCAGTAGAACATCAAGAACAAATCGAAGAACAAGCTGAGGAGCAAGTTGATGAACAACAATACCAAGCTCCGCAGTACGAAGAAGAAGATGATTACTATGAGCCACAATATCAAGCTCCAGTAACATTAGAAGATTTAGATGAGGATACTATTTATGAGTATCTATCTATTAAAAAAACTAATTATGACGAGGTAAATGATATCGATGTCGTAGCTGGTTTTATATCTTCAGAAAATCCTAAATGGGATACTGATGATATTGAGTTTGAGCTTGAACAAAAATATGGTTCAGCTCTATTTGAGGATAAGGTTGATTTGCAAGAAATTGATAAAGATATTTATCCAGATGAATACAAAGAGGCTGTTAAAATCAATAAAGAGATTGACAGAGCTCAAAAACTTTTAAAACGTGATGCGTTAGATAAACGTGCTGAATTAGAAGAATTAAAACAGAACATTCAATTACCAACATCGGGAAATAAACAAACCGATAATAATGTTAGCAAAACTTCGGCAGAAGAAACTCATCAGGGTCTAAGTCCAGAGCAAATTCAATATTTGCAAAAACAATGGGTTGATTCTGTTGAAAGAGATGTTCCAAGTGTTAACGAGTTCAAGTTTAATTTAGGAGACGAGGAAGTTTCCTATAAAGTAACAGAGGACGAACAACAACAATTGGTTCAGAAAATGAGAGATTTCAATGCTGAAAACTATTTAGTGGACCGTGGATGGGTTAACCAGGATGGAACTCCAAATGTTAAGAAGATTACCGAGGATGTGTATATTCTTGAGAATGCGGAGAAAATGTTCAAGTCTGGTTGGACGCAAGCTAAAGAAAAGGCAAAGATGGATATTATCGGAAAGGATATTAAAAACATTAACCTTGGCTCCCCTAACACTTCATTTGATGCTAAAGGTGGAAACCCTTATGATTTTGGTGATTACGTGTTAAGCTTATAAACATAATATTAACAATTTAAAAATTTAAAAAAATGGCAACTACTCCAAGTACCTTTAGTACCGCGTCTGCAACCAGACAAGGTACGTTAATCTCGGAACTTAATATCGTTGTACCACGTGCGTACAAAGAATTTATAGATAAGTTTCAATTCGTTCCATATGTAATGATGAACGAGCTTGCTGGTAACACTATGGCTACCGACAACAAATTATTTTACCACTACGAATCAAAAGGTCGTCAAATGTCTTTTGTTACTTCATCTAACGCTGCAACTCCTGCTGCTGGTGCTTCTACTACAGTAAATATTGCTGCTGCTGATACCTATGCTTCTGGAACTAAATCTTTACCAGAAGTTGGTATGATTATGTACAACTCACGTACTGGTGTTGAATCTCGTGTAACTGCTGTCAATAAAGCAACTGCATCTGCTCACACAATGGCTATTACTCCAGTTATCTCAACCGAGGCTGCAACATTTGTTATTGGTGATACATTCCAGGGTCGTGGTTTTAAATATGTTGGTGAAGCATCTGATTACACAACTACTCAGGTTCAAACTATCGACAAATTTACTAACTTCGCTTCTCAAATCCGTATTGACTCTCGTTTTACTGACTTGAACTTAGCTGAAGCAATTGACTTTGAATATGATGGTCAACGCTACTACAAGTACAAGCAATTAGCTGATGATAACAAAAAATTCTTGTTACAAAAAGAATTGATGTTAATGGACTCTAACTTAACCGACAACTTAGGTTATACTGAGACTGGTTCTGCTGGTGTTATCCAACAGACTGAAGCTAACGGTTTAAACATCGGTTATAGCACTTTTGGTGCTCAAACTACTTTCGCAGACATCGAGCGTCAATTAGACTCTCAAGGTGCTCCTGCTGAGTACGATTGGTTATGTGATGTAAACCAAGATATTGCTATCCAAAATGCTTTGGGTAATGATTTCAACAACGGTGCTATTCTTTACGCACAAAACCAAGATTCATCTAACTTAGATTTAGGTCGTGGTTTTAAATCATTCCAACCTTATCACCGTAAGTTTAACTTCACTCGTTACTTGCCTTTCTCTGACGCTGCTTTCTACGGTTCAAATCCTGCTGGTAGCTTGCGTAAGAACTTCGGTTTATTGATTCCAAAAGGAACTTCAACCGATGCTAAGACTCGCAACGTAGTACCTCGTTTCAACATCCGCTACCAAGATATTCTTGGAAACGGACAGAAAGTTCAAATTGCTGAAACTGGTGCATTAGCAAAAGTTCCAACTTCTGCTAAGATGGAGTTAACTGTTTCTCAAGTTGGATACTTCGGTGTTCAAGTTATGGGTGCAAATCAATATGCTATCGTAAAAGGTGCATAATTAATACTGGGGGAGGGTTCGCTCTCCCCCTTTATATTTTAAATAAAAAAGGAAGAAAAATTAAATTATTATGGAAGAGACACAAGTAAAGAAAAAAGGTAACCCAAATTTTGTAAAGAAACAAGATGATGGTTTAAATGATTTTAACAAAGTATACACCTTTGTTTTAACAAAGACATACGAAAAGTATAAACCAGTAGATGGTGAAACTGGTCAGAGATATCTGAACCCATATCCACCAATATACAAGCTACCAAGTGAAGGCAGAACAATTGATGATGCTACTGGTAAAAATAGAATGTGGAGATGTATTAAGGGTTTTGATTCTATCTGGCAAGATGAACAAGAAGGAATTGAAGTAGTAACATTAGATGATTTAGAGGATTTGATATTTATTGATGGTAGAATGATTGTTAAAGGTTTTGAAAAAAACAAATTAGCAGCACTATTCAATCAAGATTCTTATCAAGGTAAAAAATACAAAAAGAATGATGTACCATCTGCTTTCAGATTGGTTGACGAAGATTTAGACATTAACAAAGCTTTAGATAGCTTAGATTCTGAATACGAAGCATTGAAAATTGCTAAAGAATGTAGTAATGAAGAAATGTTGCCATTTGCACACGTATTAGGTATTAATACAGATGCTGCAACAAATTCAATAAGAAGAGACTTCATTATGAAGGCAAAGTCAAATCCATTATACTTTGTTAAGTATTTTGTTGACCCTAAAAATGAAATCGTATACAACGTGTTTAAAGCGTTAAATGAAAATATCATTTCAGCCTCAGCAATTGAAGGTAAGCTTGTTTGGACTGAATCACGTAAGGTGATTATGGATATTCCAAAAGGTTCAGACATTAAAAATGATGTTGCCAAATTAGTTATGCAAGGTGATGCTACAGCAGTAGCCCTTGTAGAGCAATTGAAAAAAATGTAATAATATTTAAGAGTTTTAAGGACTTCCTTGATTCCTTTCTCTTGTGTGTTAGCCACCTGTCGTAATGATGGGTGGCTTTATTGTAAAATAAAGTATAAATATTAAGTATCTTTGTATTGAAATGACAATAGACCAAGTATTCAAATTCGTAGACTTTATCATCAAAAAAAGTAACTCTGGGGGCTATTTGACTCCAGACGAATTTAATTTGATTATAAACAGAGCTCAAATTCAATATTTTAATAAGCTCTACGGAAATCAAAACGATTACCGTTACGACAGACCTGTTCCCAAAATAGCATACGCTATAACTGAAAAGATTAGCAATAGCTTAAGCGTATTCTTATCTGATTCTACAACATTGACAATTGATGCTAACGGTCAGGTTAATATACCGTCTGATTTATTTCAAACAGTTTCTTTAACTAAAACAATTAGTGGTATTGATTATGAGATTACAAGAGTGGAGCAGGATAGGGTTGCAAATAACTTAACAAGTGCATATGACGCACCAGATACTGAATTTCCAATCTATACTCAACTAAGAACTAAGTTTCAATTTTATCCAAAGAACTTAGGTTCTGCTAATTTATATTACCTGAAAAAACCTACAGATATGGTTTGGGCATATACTATTGTATCTAATAGACCTCAGTATGATGCAGCTAATAGCGTTCAACCTTTATGGAAAGATATGGATATGAACGAGATTATTTATATAGCATTGAGTTACGTTGGAATTAACCTTAAAGATGGTGAAGTGTCTCAATTTGCTCAACTTAAAACACAAACAGGATTATAATGGCATTAACAACCTACGGATATATTTCTGAACAAATTCTAACTACCTATTACAAGGGTATTAGGAATGACGATAGTCAATATTCACTTAAGCATATTGCATCTATGGTTGCCCAAGAGGTTGCTCTTATGGCACGTAAGAATGCTTTTGAGAATAGTAATACTGGAGATGTAGCATATATTAACGACCAGTTTATTACTACATATCAAAGTGTACCAGTTGCAACAGACAATGTAAGTGGTTATATGTATTGCGTATTACCAGCTGTACCAACTGCTCTTCCTAAAAATCAGGAGATTGTATCTGTATCATTAAATACTAAAACAAACAAGACATTTTTACCAATATCAAATAAGGATAGATTCACACAAGCGTTTTTAAGACCAATTGCTGGAACTATATTTTATTACATAGAAAGCGGTAAATTATTTTTTGACAATCCAAATAACTTTCAATTTACTGCACTTACTATTAAGATGGCTGGTGCCTTACCAAGTGGAGACATATTAGATGCTCAACTTAACATACCTAAAAACTACGAGTCTGAAATTATTGATAAAGTTATTGCAAGATTATTAAGCGTAGCAAGATTAGGACAAGACTTAGTTAATGACGGTGATTCAATTTCTAATATACAATAACAATGGCTAAAATAGGATTAAAGACTTTAGTTGCAGAACTTATAGATGCAAAGGATTCAAGCTCACAGGAGTTTAGAAGACTTTACAATATTGGTGTGCGTGGATTGCGTGAATTCAATAGCGATGTTGTTGGAACATTTGTAACTGCTCTCCTACCTGTAAATGCCAATAAGACAGTAGACTTACCAGCAGATTATATTAACTACTCTAAGATGGGTGTTATTAATGAGCGTGGAGAAATTGTTACACTTAGATTAAATAATCAATTAACTAATTACAATGCTGGTCATTCTTTTAAGCAAGACAGATTTGAAGGTGTTCCTACACTTAATACGGTAACAAGTCCAGGCGTTCCCTACGGATACCCATTTATATACTTCAACTTCTTTGTATCTAACCAATCATACAACCTATTTGGTATTGGTGGCGGTGGTCAAGATATAGGTGAATATAAAGTTGATGAAGCCTGTAATGTAATTGTTCTTGGTCCACACTTTAGATGGGATAGTGTATTATTTGAATATCTAAGTGATGGTATGGATTGCGATTGCGATGACTATATGGTTGACTCAAGAGCTGCCGAGGCTATGGTATCTTATATGAGATGGAAGTCTGCATTAGATGCTCCTAAGAAATATGGTCAGGGTATGATAAGAGAATACAAAGCTGACTACTTATCAGAAAGAAAGAAAGCGAAGATGAGAATCAACTCTATTAAAGTTGCAGAGTTTGATGATATGCACAGAATTACAAGTAAATTAGCACCGAGAGCGTAATGATTGAACAAAAGCAATTTGCTGGTGGAGGTTTAAATCAAGATGTTGACGAAAATTTCTTGAAACCTAATGATTGGACCAATGCATTGAATATTCGTAATACGGATAGGTTTAATAGTGCAGATGGTGTTATATCTAATATTCAAGGCAATAGCTTAGTAAGCTTCACACTTCCTGGAGGAACCAATAAATGTATAGGTAGTTATGCAAATGAGCAAACTAAAAAATATTATTCTTTCATATGGAACTCTGGTGGTTTACACACAATAACTGAATACGATACAACTACTTCTGCTGTTGTAACGGTATTGCAAGCATCATACCTAAATTTCCAACAATACGAATTAATTAACGGTGTAGGTATAATAGATGAAAACTTATTGTATTGGACTGATGGATTTAATCCACCAAGAGGTATTGATATAACTAAAGCTAAGACTGGTTCATATTATACTGATAGTGCAAGTATATCGTTAATAAAAAAACCTCCACAGAAATTAATAATACCAGCATATGCTAATGACACTAATACACAGACTTCTTCAAATAGATTAAAAAATCAACTATTCCAATTTAGATATTTATATGTTTATGAAGATAATACAAGAAGTGCGTGGAGTTCTTGTAGTGTTTTGCCTTATCCAGAATTAGAAATAACTTCTGCTGTAGATACCACTCCATACAAAAACAATAATATATTACTACAGTTTGATATAGGAGATAAATATGTTAAATCTATAGAAATAGCCGCACTTGTTAAGGGTGTTGGGGCGACTGGAACAACACAGGATTGGTTTTCAATATTAACAGTAGAAAGAGCGTATATTTTAGCATCTCCTGGCTCTACTGAATATTCGTATAATGTTCCTAATAATAGTGCAATATATAGATTTCGTAATGATGGACTATATCCATCTGTAGATATTAAAGAAATTGACTTACCATATGACTTTGTCCCATTAAAATCTAAATGTTTAGATATTGTTAATGGTAACGTATTGGTTCTTGGTAATAACACTGAAGGATATAATAATCTACCAACAACAGGAGGTGGCTCATTTGATGTTGATTTTAATATAACGTATGTAGCTCCAAATATTGAGCCACTTGTAGCAGTTTCAGACCCAACTGGATTAGCACTTCAATTTTCAGGAGTTCCTATTGGTGATGGTAATGCATTAAATTCAAACACAATTTCAGCTACTTGGAATGTTGCTGGCAATCCAAAATCTTTTGGTCCGTACATTGTTACTGCTGTAGATTCTGGTAGTTTATATAATACTGCTGCTAACTTCGGTCAACAGTTAGCAATAGCTTCTTCTGGATTTTTTGGAGACCCGTCTAATTATTATATATACAGTGGTACACAACAGCTTGGACCAAACTCTGTTAGGGTTACATTTACAAAAAGTGCAAATCCAGGACCATTAAATTTAAATGCAACAGTTGGAGCTGCACCAGCTGTTAACAACTCTGCACCAGCATATAAAACAAACTCAAAATATCAAATGGGTTTAGTTTATTATGATGAGTTTAACAGAAGCTCATATGTGCAAACTAACGAAAGAGCATTAAGTGGCTCAAATGGTGGATGTGTTATTGCAACATCATCTTGGGGAGCAGCGGCTGGTCAAACACCAAGTATAGCTTGGACAATTAATCATAGTGCTCCTACTTTTGCTACTAAATATCAGTGGGTTAGAACTGAACAGCTCACCCACAAAAAGTTTTTATTTTGGGCTGCAAGCTCTGTGATTGATAATCCAAATAACAGTAGTTTATACAACCTTGGTATTGGTTCATTAAATATATATAATAATAGTAATAATAATAGTGTATTATCTTATCAATATAGCGAAGGAGATAGATGTACTATACATCGTGACGACTCTGGATATATTAAGGGATACGATGTTGGCGTTGTTGACTACAATACAACTACAGGAATTTTAACAATACAAAAAGGTGCAGCATTGTCGGCAGCCGTAAGCTCTATACTATTAGAAGTTTACACTCCTAAGATAAGACAGAATACATCACAAGATAAATTCTTTTATGAATTTGGTGAAGTTTATTCTTGTAGTGGCGGTGTTCACGCTACAACAAGTGGAACATTTGGTGAAGGCGATATATATGATAAAACAAGACAAATAGCTGGTGCAGGATATGTCTTAGAAGACCCTAACTTTAGTGATTTTTACGTATCTGATTTTAGTTCTAATGGGAGAGTAAATATATTCGCTCCACAAGCCAAACAATTGACTCTGCCGACAGATATTAGATACAGTGATACCTATGTACCAAATACAAATATAAATGGCTTGAGTCGCTTCTATGGAGATGCATTTGACACATATGACCGTGTTAACGGTTCTATACAAAAGCTCACCGTAAGAGATAACTACCTAATGACATTCCAAGAGCTTAAGACAGGCTATATACCAATAGAGCAAAGCATCATTGAGGACCAAGGTGGTGGTAATCCTAACGTAGCTATATCAACTAAGTTATTAAACAAGATTAGATACTTTGCAGGTGACTATGGTGTAGGTACAAACCCAGAGTCTGTTACAAGATATGCAGGTACACTATATTTTGCTGACCCTAACAGGAACGAAATATTAAGAATTAAAGATGGTATACAATCGGTTAGTAAGATTGGTATGGATAGCTATTTTACTGCTAAGCTCTCCTTCACTAAAACTCAAACTAATGCTAAGATATTAGGTACATACGACCCAAGGAACAATGAGTATATAGTATCCTTTAAATACCCAAGCGGAACCAATCAGGAAACTCTTGCATTTAATGAGGACATAAATAGATGGACTTCATTCTATAGCTTTATACCAGATTTTGGTGGATATATATTTAATCAATACATTACCTATCAGAATGGTGCAATGTATACACACAATACTAACTCTGTGTATAATTTATTCTATGGAATCCAATATTCATCTATTGTTGAATTAGTATACAATGCCTCACCTGCACTTATTAAATCATTCTTAGGTTTAATACAACAAACAAATACCGTATGGTCAGTACCTGTAGTACCTGTAGTGCCTAACCCAGTATACATAGAAACAAGTGGCGGTCAAACTTCAACCTTATTGTCTACAGACTTTAGTAAAAAGGAAGGTGTTTGGTTTGCAAGCTTATTAAGAGATATTGGAAGCCCAGGTGGCTTAATTAATGGTGATGACTTAAAGGGTAACTGGATTAAACTACCACTTGCCAATAGCTCCACATCAAAAATAAATCTATTAGCTATTGATGTAAGACATATACCTTCATACCAAGGTATAAAATAAATGACTATTTTTAACTAAATTTGTAAAACATTAAAAGTAATTACAATGGCAGGATTAAGCGGAATTGGTAAATTTTTAGGTGCAGGTGGTGGTGCAAGTAAAGCTCTTGGAGCTATAGGTGGTATTGGTACAGCTCTTAGTATAGGCTCATCATTACTTGGTTTAATTGGTGCTAATAAACAAAAGAAAGAAGGTAAAAGAATGCTTGCTGGTCTTAAAGACCCTGGACACGTTATACCACCAGAGTATGAAAAAAATCTTGGTGAAGCCGAAAATATGGCTCGTATTGGTTTACCATCAGAGCAATACAATTTAGCTACTACAAATATCCAACGTGGTACACAACTTGGACTTCGTCAGTTGGGTAAAATGTCAAATCCATTTGCAGGTATTTCATCATTGGCAAGAAATCAAATCGATGCCTTTGCTGGATTAGATGCATCTAATGCTGCTGCACGTAGACAAAATATGCTGCAGGCTTTTGCTGCTCGTAGAGATATGGGTGGTCAAAAACTTGCTCAACAACAATATGCTCAACAAGGATATGCAGACCAATACAATCAAGCTATGTCAATGATTGGTGCGGGTCAGCAGAATAAAGCAAGTTCTTTAGGTGCATTAGGTCAATTTGGTTTGTACAGTAGTATTTATGGACAAAAACCAAATACTATACAAAATCAACCAGTAGTTGGAGCTCCACTTCCATCATCATCTGTTTTGAATAATCCTGGAGTTAGAACAACTCCATATGTTCCTACTACAATTAATTATGGTCAACGACAATATGCACCATATACAGGTCCATTTCCAAATAGTGGCACTGGTAATTTAGGTATGTTTGGATTTCCTAAATAATGATAATTTGTTTATTTAACATAAAATAACTAAATTTGTATAATGCCAATTAAAAGTGGAATCGGTTTTGGGGAGGCACAGGTATATAATCAACCAGGTGCTATTGTTAATTTATATGGTAAGCTTTTGCAGCAACAAGCAAAGGACCAGGCACAGTTTGCTACAGATTTAAATAATATAATGTCTAAATATTCAACTAAAGGGTTGAAGGATGAGGATATTAAATTAACAGCAAATGCATATCAACAAATCAAAGACAAGGTAACAAGCTCTTCTACAAGAACACCAGCAGAACGTGCACAAGCATTAGCAGATGCACGTAATGGTATGCAGACTATACAAGAGTATTCAGATAGTGCATTAGACGCATATAAAACTCTTGACCAATTAGCTCCAGATATTGCATTAAATCCTTGGAAATATCAAGAAGGAACAAAAGAAGTTGTTGAGCAGTTATATAAAAATCCTTATGCAAAATGGGGTGGTGACTACAAGACATTAAATCCAACTACTTTCCAAAGACAAGCAGATGATTCAGCTATTTACAAAATGTTTAACAATGTAAATTCTGATTTAACTAAGATTGCTCCTAAGTTTAAGGCTACAGATGTTGTTGACGGCAGATATTACAGAACAATGTATGCTGTTCCAGAAGCTGATGCATATAATAATCTATATACAACTATGGAGCTTACTCCAGAAGCAAAATACACATTAACAAATAAGTATCAACAAGATAATCCAGGTAAAACTGATTTTACATCAGCAGATGTTGCGGCATATGGATTAAGTTTATACAAAAAATTATACGGAGAAAATGCTCTTCAATTTGCTGGTGGAAGAACACTTATACCAAAAGCTACTGGTGACGATGCGTCAAATCCAGCTAACTATGAGGTAATAATGAATAAAACATTTACCACCTCACCTACATATGACAAATCTGGTAAACCTATTAGCATTGGTAAACCTATCATAACATTTGATAAATTTGTTACAAGTCCAGTTGGTCAACCTTTTGCAACTCCACAGATTGGAAATGCATTCAACCTTACTGAAGGTAAGTCTGAATCTATCGGTTCTAAGAAAGGTTTAAGAATAACTGGAATGGGTGTTAAGAATGGCAACCTACGTGTTACCGTTGTTGATGATGACGAGTTTGAATACTACTTAAAACCAGAAGATATTCCATTGAGTATTAGAAATGGAAAACAATATAAAGCAGCTAAAACAGCTTTAGGTTCTACTAAGTCTAGTGGTTTTGATATTGATGCGTACTTAAAAGCTAAAGGATTAAAATAATGCCAGATTTAAAACAACTTCTTAAAGAGGCAGCCGCTCAAGGTGCTACGACTCAACAGCTTGATATTATTTATAATGCATATCAAGATGATGTAAAAAAAAAAGCCCAGCCTACCGCTTCACTAACTGGTGGGGTAGGTTCTGCACCTGGCTTAGAGCCTTTCCAACAATTTAAACCTGGGGTTAACAAATACGTTAAACAGCCAGCACCTGTTGCTCCTGCTATAAGAAATCAAGCAAGAGCTCCACAGACTGTAGCCCAAGCCCAAAAACAAAAACCTGTAGCATTCTCATCTGAAGCATTTAAACAAGAGGCCCTAAAAAGTCCTGGTTCTGGTGGAGCTAATATAATGACTGGCTTAACATCTACTGCATCTGGTTTTTACAGAATACCAAAATTAATATACGATACATTTGCGGCTCCACAAAACTTAGCAGCCGATATATTAGGCAAGCCAGAACTAAGAGCTAACTATGATAATGTATCAAAAGGAACATTTAATCCACTTGGTGTAATAGATAAAACTGCTGATTACTTACAGCAATCTTCTGAGGAATACAGTGCAAAGAAAAGAAAGTACGATAGTAATATAACCACTCAATTATCTAATGGAGACTTTGGTGGTGC